TGTTTCTTAAACGATATGTAACTGCACTCTTTAAGAGACAATGGGGTGCTAATTTAATTAAATATCAAGGCGTTTCTCTTCCTGGCGGTATAACACTTGATGGTAGACAACTTTTTGAAGATGCTCAAAATGAATTGCGAGAGATTGAAGAGCAAATGCAAACAAGATATCAACTACCAATTGACTTCATGGTCGGTCCAGGATAATGCCTACAAATCCATATTTCAATCATCTTTCGAGCGTTTCTGAACAGAATCTTCATCAAGATTTAATTATCGAATCGATAAAAAATTTTGGTATTGATGTTTATTATATGCCTCGTACTTTAAATAACCTAGATAATATCTACGGTGAAGATACAATATCTTCTTTTGAAAATGCTCATCTTATTGAAATGTACATAAAAACAATAGATGGTTTTGAAGGCGAAGGAGATTTTATATCTAGATTTGGTTTAGAGATTAGAGACCAAGTTGTGTTTTCAGTTGCAAGACGAAGATTTAATAATTTAGAATTAACTGATTATGTCAGACCGAAAGAAGGCGATTTAATTTTCTTACCTTTAAATAAAAAACTTTTTGAAATTAGGTTTGTTGAGCATGAATCTTATTTTTATCAATTTGGACAATTACCAATATTCGATTTAACTTGTGAATTATTTCAATATGATGACCAGTCTATTGATACTGGTGTTGAAGATATTGATGAAATAGAAGACACATTATCATACTCGATACAATTGCAAATGGGTAGCGGTAATGGAAATTATGTAGAAGATGAATATGTTTATGTTGGAACTGATGAGGCAACCGCAAACACAAAAGCAAAAGTTATATCTTGGAATACCGCAGATTCAGTGTTAAAAATTACAGATGTAGTAGGAACTTTTTCTGCTACATCGAATGTTGTAGGTAATACAAGTGGTGCGTATTATTCTTTACAAACAACGCCAAATACTCAAGAATTTATTAATGATTCTAGTGCTAATAATGTTGGATTTGAAACTGAGGCTGACAGTATTATTGATTTTTCGGAGACAAATCCATTTAGTGAAGCTAACCCTTAGGACTTTATGACTTCAGGTAAAACTGTAATCATACCATTTACTAATTTTTCTTTTGTTACATTATCAGATTGTGTGTATTCGACTTCATATACATGAAGACCTTCAGCCATTGCTCCTGTTAATGTAGAGTTTGCTGAAATAGTGACATTACTACCTGTTAATGCGGTCGTAAATGTCAATATAAAGGATGCATTAGTAGTGGTATAATTTTTTTTCATTTGTGCAGAACACGTTCCTGTATCAATAGATACATTAAAACCGTTCTCATCTTTTGCGGTGAAAGTTTTCTCAAAACTTGCACCTTGATACATGGTAAGATTTTGTCCTTGAGTTTTTAATTGAATAGCCATACTATTATTTATATAAACTAAATAATAGTGATATAATTTTATTGGAGAAACATGTTAGGTCAAACTTATTACCATCAGACGATACGAAAATATGTCATATTGTTTGGCACACTATTTAATGATTTAAGTGTGCATAAAAGAAATTCTTCTGGGCAAATCGTATCTAAAATAAAAGTCCCCATAGCATATGGTCCTAAGCAAAAATTTATAACACGAATAGGACAGGACCCTTCAATAAATCGAAAAGTTGCCATACAATTGCCTCGTATGGGTTTTGAAATGACTGCCATAACATATGACCCTACTAGAAAATTAAATACAATGGGTCAAAGAGTTCATAAATCATATGTTAATGGCGCTCCGTCAATTAAAAAAATGTTCAATCCTGTACCTTATCTTTTTAATTTTTCTTTATTTGTTTTTGTTGATAATGCTGAAGATGGTACTCAAATACTTGAACAGATATTACCTTTTTTCACTCCAGAATTTACTACTACAATAAATGTATTGACCGAAATGGATTTGAAATTGGATGTTCCTCTAATTATTAATGGTGTAGGAAATGAAGATGTTTATGATGGAGATTTTTCTACGAGAAGAACAATAATATGGACAATAGATTTTACACTAAAAGGATACATTTATCCCGAAATAAAAAGTGGTTCTAAGATTATAAAATCGATAGATGTTTCTTTTAGAGACATGGATACGAAAACAACTAGTTCGGGAGAGATGTATAATTTTGCACTTGAAAGTTCGACTAATTTTAGTCCACAATTTTTAAAGTTGGAAAATAATACCGAAGGACAGCCGGGTACATTTTTACTTGAAAATAGTGCATCAGGATTATCTGCTGGTAACATCATAAGCAATGTTAATGTTACCGAGTTTGGAGGAGAAGGAGTTGACCAAATGGGCAGAGATGATATACAGACAACGGTAACGATTACTCCATTCAATCCATATGCTGATTATAATGAGGATACAGGACAGTTTACACAATGAAAGACTTTGAAGATAAATTAAATGAGTTGTTGGAATTACCAACAAACATAGTTGAAAAACCTGCGCCAGAGAGAATTAAGGTCGAATCCAATAATTTAGATATTGAAAATGATTATCAATATGCTCGTGAAAATATCTACAATGTAATAGAACGTGGTCAAGATGCCATAGATGAATTATTACAAGAAGCGAGAGATAGTGGTAATGCGAGAATGTTTGAAGTATTAGGGCAACTTATAAAAACAGTCGGTGAGCAAAACCAAAACTTAGTCAACATTCATAAACAAATAAAAGATATTAAAAAAGAAGTGAAAAATGTTCCTGAAAAAGTTACAAATGCTTTATTTGTAGGAAGCACTGCCGAGTTGCAAAAACTGGTTAAAGGAAAGAAAGAAGATGGCTAGTTTAGGCGGTAACGAAATTTACAAATATGCGTTTAGAGTTGAAGTATTTTTAAAAAAATTAGAAGAGAAAAGTAAATTTAAAATCGTAAATCAAGGCGAAGTTGTTCTTGTCCCTCAAAAAAGTTTAATCAAACATTTGAAAGAGAAATCGCCTACGAGGAATTTGCAGTTAATTGATATAAACGGTAATGAATATAAATTTTCTCAATTGGAAAAAACAAAAGAATTTGGAGGAAAAGGAGCAGGTTCTGGTACTTTAAAAGAAGATGCGGAATTAACTTCTTTAAAAGAACAATTAGAAAAAGCTAAAAAAATAGAAAAAAATCATTTCATAAATTTAAAAGTAAAAAATAAAATTCATCATGTTTCTTTTGCAGATACGACTCCTGGTACCCCTAAATCAGATTTTCATTTGTTAGATAAAGATGGTAATGAGGTTGTATGGATATCTCATAAAGATGGGTCAACTGCAAAAGACTTTCAACAGTGGGGAGGTATTTCTCAAAGAAGTGAGCCGACGGTTTTTAGACATAATGAAGTTCAAAATTTTATAAAAGATTTAAAAACTGATTATCCTAATGGTTTACCTAGAGCGACTACGTTGTACAGACATATTAATGATAGAACTTTAAAAATGATTGCAGTTTATGGAAATCAATTTCCTACAAGACGAGAAGGTAGACAAAATTGTTCTATATTATTACAAGGACCCGTAAGATTAAACAAAATTGGTTCTAATTATCAACTTTCTTCAAATCATGTACACTATAATGGAGACTCTGTAGACGGTCAAGGTTTTGACCCCGTGTTAATGGCAATTTATAAGGGAGACAGAAGTGATGCTGGAGTTAAAGGAACTAGAATTGTTATATCTCCTGTAGGAGGTAGAAAAGGTAAAGAATATGCCAAGTGATAATTATTTAGGAAATCCTTTATTAAAGGCCGCATATGTTAATTTAGAGTATGATGAAGATACTCTTAAAGAATATGTGACTTGTTCTCAAGACCCGGTTCATTTTTCAAAAAATTATGTAAAAATTGTACATGTTGATAGAGGACTTGTACCTTTTGATTTGTATGATTATCAAGAAGAGATGGTAAATACATTTCACAACAATCGTTTTGTGATATGTAAAATGCCCAGGCAGACAGGTAAATCCACTACCATTGTATCGTATCTTCTTCATTATGCTCTATTTAACGAACAATCGA